GAGATGGTGAAGGAAGGCGGGAAAACGGTCGTCAAGCCGAAGGAGTCGTTGATCGGCTATCAAGGGTGGATCCCCGTCACCGAAAAGTCCATGCCGTTCGAGCTCACGGTATCGTTTATGCTGACGCCGGACCGGCCAGGCTATCCGCATCCGATTAAGCTGCAGGAGCAGCACAAAGCGTTGTTCCCCCTCGACAAGCCGATAGACGAGACATCAGGCACACGTCTCGCCGCGTGGGCTCGCGGGAGTGGGGAGTCCGACCCCCCCGCCGATCCTTCCCTCTCTCGGGAGTCGGCGGGGGCAGAGGATGACGTGCTCGCAACGCTGCGTGAAAAATCGTTGCTCGGGGTGAAGGAGTTGCGGTTTTATTGGGAATCGCTTGGGGAAAGCGTGCAGAGCAAGTATCGCCGCAATGGCGAATTTGAGAAGTGTCGCGACGCCGCACGCAAAGCAGACGGGAGCCGGCATAGTGAACCCGCCGATCATTGAGATAACCGCGCACGACGACGGGCGTGTGACCTACGTCACGCGGCCGAGCAATTTCGGACCGCCGCACTACGGCGTGATTCTCGGCGCGCTCATTCAATACCTGGCCGAGATGTTAGTGGTCGACAATCCGCGCATCGACCACGACATTACCGTGCAGGAGATTGTGCGGAACACGCTCTCGGCATTGCACGAGAAAGACGCCACCCGCGAGCCGTTAGGACGGATGCAATGACCGACAATCTGCACGGAACGCCGGTCAAGCGGAAATACTGGATTCGCTTTCAAGTCATGCTGGCGCCGCAAGGCGGCGGACCGCTGCAGACCGTGGGGCAGGGCGACATGGAAGTGCAGCGCGACTTGCCGATCTGCGACACGAACGATTTGGCCGCTGTCGCGAAAGTCGTCGCGGAGCAAGTGCTAAAACAGCAACCGGGGCTCGTCGGGGCGACGGTGAATATCGTCAGTTGGCAGAAATTCGAGGACGCGACGCTAGTGATCGCGCGTCCGCACTAATTGACGAGCTTCGGTTCCTGCGACTGCACTTCGATCGTCTCGCGGGTCACGCGGATGCGCGGCGCGTGATCGTTGAACGATTTCCGCATCGCCGCCAGTAGGTCATCCATTGGCGCCGCGCCGACCGCCCCGCCCGCGTCGGCGTAGACCACGAGCGCCTTCGCCGCCAGGTACTTGACCTGGTTCTGCATCGAGTTGTCGGCTATCGGCATACACGCCAAGTCGCGCAGCGCATCGAGTCCAGCGCAAGCGTAGAGCTTCTTGCGCTCGTCGATGACGTCGGCGAACTGTTCGGGCTTGATCGTCTGCCGGGCGATTTGAACGGCGTCCGTTTTCAAGTCGCCGAAAATGCGGTCGCGCATCGCCGCGATTTCTTCGGGCGACAGGACCGGCGCTTTCTTGGTCTTGTTGTCGCCCGCGTGCGGGACGACGACCTTAGTAGGCAAGGCCGGTGGCGTATCCGTGCTTTTGGATTCGGGGGATTCCATCAATGAGCCTTTTCGTGCGACCAATATCCGTGCGAAAAAACGGGCTGTTGGGGATGCGAATTTTCTCGACGGCCGCGTAGGCCGACCGGCGGGCGCCTGTGATGGTATCGCCGGTGCCGGTGACGATCAACACATAGTCGCCGGCCGTCGCGTAGGTGGGCGCCATCATTACCTGGCCGTCAATGAGCACCGGCGCCTCGACCATCATCGCCTCAGAGAGATGAACGTGCTCGCGGTCCGTCGCGCCGTAGATCGGAATGCCGCAGAGCTCTTTTGCCGTGACGTGGGAATAGGGAAAGTCCGGGATCGCGACGACGACCGACACGGAAACGCGCCCGTCGACCGCCTGCAGCGTGTCTTTGCCGACCACTAGGTCGAGCATCCACTGCGCCGGGTCATCGTTGGTCAGCAAGGATTCGATGTTGTGCCGCAGCGGCCATCCGTCGCGCATCGTCCATTCGAGTGGCCAGGGTTGCCCGGCGTCGTCGATGATCGCGTTGTTGTCGACGTAGCCGACGTAATCGAGCTTCTTCAACAACGGCGTTATTGGAAGCAGGATTTGCTCGGCGAGCTTCGACTTTCGCACCAGGCGCACGAGCGTACCCATCTCGCCAGTGTTCGGCCCCTGGTCGCCATTCATCAGCTTCTTGTGCTCGAAGGATTCGACGAACCACTTCGACCATCCGCCGGGTCCATAGAACCCGCCAACAGCCATCTCGGTGCCGGATTTTTTCTCCTGCAGGATGAAGCCCTCCGAGCGCGCCGCCTCGACGTACTTCGGATTCTTCGACCACCGATCGAGCATGTAGGTCAGATCCGCCGCATCATGCGCGACGTAGGACATGGCTTTGTCCGCCTCGCCGCTCGGCTTGCTCACCAGGTACTCGGGATTCTTCAAGACGAACGCCATCGCCGCCTTGTGGTCATTGAAGGCGCGCGTGGGGATGGTCTTGATGCCGTACCGCTTCATCGCGGCTTGGCCGATTTCACGGTCGAGCTCTAGGTCGGTCGACGCCGGTGTGCCGCCAAATATCGGGTATCCGTCCTCCCGGTACGGTTCCAGGCGGTCCATGTAGTGCGTGTTGTCGGGGAGCCATATCAAGTCTGCCCACTCGACCCATCGACGCCACACCGACTCGTAGTCCGTGATCTTCGCGATGATGCCTTCGCCGGCGCGGCGCGGGCTTCCGTCCTTGCGCGCCTTGTCCCACCACCGGAGCTCCCATCCGGCGCGCTTGGCCCGCATCGCGACGTCGAGCCCGTTCGAGCCGACGTCGATTATCAGCAACCGGCGCGTCACTTGTCGGGCGGTGGAATCATGCCGAAGGGGATCGCTCCGGCCGCGACGCCGGCCGCGCGGCCGCAGCGGCCTGGGGGCCTCAGTAGCATCCGCTCGGGGAGCGAGAGGCCGGCGGGGCTGTAGATCGGCGACAGGCCCGCCATGCCGGCGAGTCCGCCGGGAATGCCGAGGATTCCCATGCCCTTCTTGCCGAGGCCCGAGCTCACGAGCGCCGCCACGAGTGCCTGCGTCGGCGTGCCGGAGTCCGGCAGCGTGTCGCCGATGATCTTCTGCGCCGCCTTGCCGAAGTCCTGCATGGGCGCCTTGCCGATCGACGACAGGTGCTTGTCCTTCGACTTGTCCTTGTCCTTGATCGCCTGCAGGAATTGCGCCGGCGTGAAGAAACCGTCCTTGGATTTCCCCGCGGCGCGCTCGACGATCTTGTATTTCGCGTATCCGCGATCGACCGCCTTCATCTCGGCTGCAAGCTGCGGATTCTCGCGTTCGAGCGCCCGGTTGATCGCCGCTTGCACTTCCTTAAGCGCCTGCGCCTGGTCGCGGACGTCGCGGTTCTCGCTGTTCTTTTTGAGGTTGATTTCCCGGCGAAGGTTGCTCTGCATCGTCTTGATCGTTTCGCCGCCGACGACCTGCTCTTTGCCGGACGGTGCGCCGACGTCCTTCGGACGCGCGCCCGCGAGTCGCGTGCCGCCTGGCGTCCCGGCGGGCCTCTCAGCGGCAATATCGCCGGCCGTGCGCGGCTTGGGTTTCGGCAGGCCGGGGAAACGGTCGAGCACTTCGGCGTTGATGATGCGTTCGAGCTCGTCGGCGTACTTCTTGGGCATCTTCGACGATTTCGCCATCGCGAGCACATTGTCGATGTCGGCGCGCAGAGACGGACCCGGCGGCGGGATCTGACCAGGGACCGCCGGCGTGCCCGGCATCCCTTCGGGCGGCTTCGGCCCCAGGCGAATTTTCCCGCGGGCCTGCACGTCGGCGTATGCCTGCTGAAATTTCTCGTAGGCGTCCGCGATCATGCTGTGCCCCGATTTCACCCCGCCGGTCGGCTTCTCGCCGATTTCAGCCAGCGCGTCCTTGATGGGCGCCTCGTTGAACTCGACCCTCGCGCGGTTGCGGGCGCCGCGGATCGGTGCGCCGACGAGCGGCCACTTTGCGAGCGCCTGTTCGGTGGTATTCCATCCGCCGCCGAGCATCTGGCCGAGCGCCGGCTGCACGCCTTTTTCCTTTAAGAGCGTCGCTTCGGGTTCGAGCTTCGGCCGCGGCAGG